ATAATATAAGATTTATCGCTACAACTGCTGTTGGTCGTGGTATGTCTCAGTATCCTAATTTGGCATTCTCTGGTGGTTATAATTATCAGTCTTGTGTTGATGACGTTGTAGATTTACTTGAAGCATTAGTATTCAACTTAAAGCACGGTGGTAACAACCGTATGTGGTATTCAAGTGAGTTCTATATTACAGTTGGAAATGCTATACAGCATATTAGTAACCAAGCAGCAGAAGTTAAATATATCTTTGAACAAGCAAGAGATATTGCAATACAAATAATGAGACAGCAGATTGTTACAATTAATGGTGTAACAGAAGGAAGTGCAATATATGATTCTAGTATTACTATTGATGGTACTAATACAACAGTTGGTAACTTAACTCCAACAAATGTAGAATACTTCCCAACTACAGGTAATTTAAGACTTACTGTTAATGGTCATAACTTAACTACAAGTGATAGTATTCAACTTGCTCAAAACTCATTAACATTTACTTGTGATTTTGATGGTAATGCAACAAACCATACATATCCAAGACCATTAGATCCTTCTAGCGGTGCTTTATTACCAGTTACAGCATTTACTACAAATACATTTACAGTAAATGTAGGAACTACTGCTAACGGAACTCACGATGTTACTGATGCAATATATGAAGAAGCAACTGGTAATCTATTCTTAGATATTGGTACAAATAATCTTAATGTTGGAAGACATATTAAGTTCTCTCAAGATTATGCAATAACATTTACTTGCACAAAAGATGGTAATACTACTAACCACGCATATCCTCGTCCTACTGACTATGCTAGTGGTAAATCATTAGAAGTTTTAGAAATTAGTGATTCTGCGTTTACAGCAACAGGAGCAACATATTCACCTACTACTGGTGCTATGACCCTGACTGTTCCTCAACACGGATTTAGTAATGGTGATCAGATAAGACTTGTTAATAATTCATTGAACTTCACTTGTACAATGGATAACAACTATAGTGTACATTCTTATCCTCGTGCTAGTGATCCTGCATCAAACCAGTATCTAACAATCAGCAACGTTGCTACAAATACTTTTGATGTAAACGTTGGTTCTACAAATACTCTAAATTATACTCCATCAAATGTTGTTTACAGTCCTACTACAGGAGATATGGTTATCACAATCGGTAATCACAGTCTTGTTCCTGGATCACACATTAAGATTGCTGATAATTCATTAATATTTACTTGTTTAGAAGATAATAATGCTACTGAGCATTCATATCCTAGAACAACAACTACAATACATCAGAGCACTGCTGCTGTATATGAACCTACTACAGGTATGATGCAGTTGACTGTTCCTCAACACGGATTTGCGAATGGTGATCAAATTAAGATTGCAACTGATTCTCTAACATTTACTTGTGGTCAAGATAACAATCAAACAAATCATACATATCCACGTGCTACTGACCCTGCTGCTAATTCTTGGTTAGAAATTTCAGATGTAACTGCAAATACATTTAAAGTTCAAGTTTTATTATCTACTGGAATACCTTCAACAAATACAACACCACACACATATGTTTCTTCTGCTACAAATAATATTACTTGGAAGAAAGATAGAGCATATGATGTTCCTTTAGAAGTAAAAGCAGTTGGTCAAACAACTATTACAGTTAATGTTTTAGCATCTGGAAGAATCCCATCTACTAACGTAACTACTCATACATTTGTAAATGCTGCAACAAATGCAATAAGTGCAGGTGGAAATTACACTCATACATTCATATCTGCTGCACCTGGAGGTGTTAGATTTAAGAATGGACGTATTAAGGTTAATGTAAACCCTGCACCTACAAACGAACAATATCCACATACATTTGTAAGTGCTGTTTCTGGTGCTGTATCTTATGGTGGTAATCATCCTCACAACTTTGTAAGTGCTAATACTAATGCTATAACCTTTATTATTGGTGGTGGTGGAGTTCGTTGTGTAAATGAAGCAGCGTCTATAACAACATTAATGGGTATTCCTATCAATCTATTTGATAGTAGTAATACAAGTAATCCTACAGCATATCTAAATGGAATTACGAGAACATTACCACTCGAATGGCCACTTACAGGTGAACGTGCTATTAGACGTGACGTTTCTATAACTTACGATTCAGCAGGTAACGGAAACTGCACCACACAGAGTTCAGCGATTAATACCCTTTGGGAGATACTTATTAATACTATTGATACTGCTGCTCAAGGAAATGGTAGTCATCTTGCAACTATAACCAGAACTGCACCTGTCACTAACAACACTGTATATAAAGGTGGAACTTGTTACGATGTCACATCTGCTGCACACGTACTATTCAAGACACTTCTTCACGGTCTTGGAAGTGGCACAGAGATGTATAAACAATCTGCAAGATTATTAATATACAATGACACATATACTCGATTAGAATCATATGAGAAAACTTTAAATCAATATCCTGGTTATGCAGGAGATGCTTCGTTTGCTGAACCAATACAAAAAGCGATTGTATATGACTTCATTACAAATGGTAATGCTAGGACTTTACAATTAGTTAACTCTTGGTTTGATGCTGATGGTAATTTCGTAGCATACCCAACACTCTTTAGAACTCGTCTTCTTTATCACGCAAGAATGATTAAAGAGTTGATGGATCATATCTTAAAAGGAACTGCACCTGATCCTGGTGTAAATGCTAACCAACCTCTTTATTCACTTGATGGAACTAATCCTGATAGAGAATTACGTCCTACTGCGACTGCATCTCATAAGTTACATCAATTATTCCACTTAATATTAACTGCGTTACAATACTCACAATTCCCAACAACATACTTAAGAACACAATTTGACGCAGGTGTTGCTGTTTATGATGGAGTTATTAATGTTGCTAATAACTTTGAACCATATGATAGAGTTGCTTATATTGTTCTAGGATCTAATATTCCAGAACTTGATGGAACAACCTATTATGTACATCCTAATTCAACATCTAATAAGATAGTTCTTACAGAATATATTGATGGAGAACCAATATATCTAAGTCCAGGTCTAGCATCACAGTTACATACACTCGCTGTTGAAGTAGATCCAGGTGTAGATCGTGTACCTACAACTTATGGAACACGTGATGTACCAACACCAATCAAAGCAGGTTTCAACCTTGCTGATGTTATCTACGGTGGAACATCTGGTGCTACTGCTCAGATAGTTCGTATGGAAGATAATTTAGCAGATATTATGTATCAGGCAAAATATATGACCTGTAATACATTCTCTGCACAAGGTGGTGGAACTGGAATCAAGATTCAGAATGGTGAGACAGTTGTTGTTCAAGGTGCTACTCAAAATACTGGTAAGGTTCTTGCTACTGATAACGAGACATATATTAAGTTGATTGATTACAATGGAACATTTACAGCAGGTGATACTATAGAAGGTGTTACATCTGGTGGTACTTGTACATTTGCTGATGAGCACGATAGACTTCTTGTTAATTTCCGTCAGGGTGAATTTATTGCAACTGATAAGTTCTTCTCTACAGATACTGGATCTAAAGCAACTGCTCTAATTGTTAGAAACAATAACGGTGCACTAATTGATAATCAGAGTGGTAGAATCACTTACGACATCACCACAGTAACTGGAGAGTTTAAACCCCAAGATGTTATCTATGGATCTGTTACTGATCAAATTATTGAAATTGAATCTTTTGTTACTCTACCTAATTTTGGTGAGTATGTACACGGTAGACAAATTACAAGACTTACATATGTTCAGTTAATTACTGATACAGGTGTTACTGATACATTTAATGTTGGTGATGTATTACAGGTTCAATCTGGTGGTATTAGTATTGGTTGGACAGTGACTGTTACTGAGATTGATACAAATAATAATTACGTATTTGTTGCAAATGAAACTGGAACTCCAGAAGGTGTAACTATTTCTGATATTGCAAGTAATTCACAATATCAACTTGCTAAAGTACCAGTTGGAACTCTATTCCCATCCGTATATACAGGAATTGCAACAGTTACAATAACAGATACAACAGCATACGGTAAGATTGCTAAGATTACACAGTTTGGTACTCGTGCTGTTCTCCACTTAGAAGGAACAAGTGGAACATTCCAGAAGAACTCACAAATTATTGGAGACAATGGTTTCAAAGGTGCTTGTTCATCTGCTAGATCTTTAAGAGGTAGAGTACGTAGATTCTTTAGAGGATTTGATGGTGTACAAAAGGCATTTAAACTAACTCAAGGAAATGGTACACAATACTTCCCAGATCCCGCAGGACATATGATGATCTTTGTGAATGGTATCTTACAACCACCTGGTGCTGACTACGCATTCACAGCATTCTCAGATAACATACAGTTTACTGAAGCACCTGCTATAGGATCAACTTTCCACGGTGTATATAAAGGTAAGTTAAGACAATTAGATGATATATCATTCGACTTTGATTCATTACGTAACTCATTCAACTTAAAGTTAAATGGAGTGTTCTACTCATTGACTTTAACTGATGGTGTACAATCAAATACAATCTTACCTGAGAACAATATTATTTGTCAGTTAAATGGTGTTATACAGGAACCTGGAATTGGTTTTGAAATTGTTGGTTCTAGAATTATCTTCTCTGAAGTTCCTCGTGCAGGTTCAACCTTCGTTGCATTCTCTTATGTTGGTTCTGATGTTGACGTTATTGCAGCAACAGTTGTACCACCTATTGAAGCAGGTGATGAACTTATCATTGATGGTGAGGAAGAAACAAGAACAGTTGCTCTTATTGAATCATCTAACTCTCTAATTACATTTGAGTATGGTGGAGCAGTTAAAGGACGTAATGCTTCTGCACTTGCTGAAATTGAAAAAGGACGTATTACCAATGCGATATTAACAAACTCTGGTGATGGTTATAGTACAAGACCACAAGTTGATGTTATATCTTCAACAGGATTTGGTGGACGTATTAAGGCACTTGTTGGTGTAGCAAGAATTGATGTTAAGAACGCAGGTCAAGGATATTCATTACCTACTATTGTTGCAAATACAACTGTTGCAGATGATTTCTTAGGACCTACAGGACCTGCATTAAATGGTGGTATTGATATTTACGATCCTAACTTCATACCTGTAACAGGTGGTACTGGAGTCATAGAGAACTTTATAACAATAACTGAATCACCTAGAAATATTACTGTTAACCAAGGTCAGACTGCTACATTCCAAGTTGCAGCAAAAGTAACAATATCTAATGTTGTTGCTTATCAAATTAATGTTGCTGATAAGTCTGTTAACCATCCTTACTATGGTCAAGGATCTGGAAAAGGTTATAACTTTACTGGTGGTCAATTTAATTCAAGCACTGAAGCACCAACACTTGTATTTGTTCGTGGAGCAACATATCAGTTTAATCAAAACGATGTTACCAATGCTACTCACGCACTTTACTTTAGTGAAGATGCTACTGCTTATGGTGGCAATAGTAGATATGAGACTGGTGTTGTATATCGTCTTAACGGTAATCAAGTTGCAGACTACGCAACATATGCTGCGGGATTTAATGCTGCTACAACACGTAGTGTTAGCATTACAGTCGCTGCTGATGCTCCTGCTACTCTTAATTACGTATGTGGTAATCATCAGTATATGGGTTCAGCAATTAACGTTAACAACGGAACTCTTTCATATCAGTGGCAGAAAAAAGATTATGGAACATCAAGTTGGAACAATATCACTGGAGCAATTAGTTCTACATATACAACTGCTGCTACTACACAGGCAGATACAAATGATGAATATCGTGTTGGTATCACATCTAACGGTGCAATCCCTGTTCTATCAACTGCTGCTGTTCTTACCGTCAACATCGGTGCAACAACACTCAGTTCCTTCACACCTACCCAAATCTTTGACGACGACTAAATACTCTTATGGCAGCAAATGGATCCTATAATAGTAGCAATAATGTCCTAACAGTAACTGGCGATGGTTTGCCATCTCCAGTGAACTCAGGAACTTTTCCTAATGCTAACAATTCAAACACAATTACATCATATGCTTTCAACCACAACTTTGTTTACAGAGGTGGATCAAACACGTCTGATTCTGGGGTTGTCGGTTTGGGTGCTATTGGTATTGCTGCAAACGGTGTCGTCTTCTTTAATCCTAGTGCAGGAACTGATGGGTCGCCCCCGTCAGGATTTTCCTACGTGGCAGCGGGTATTGGTTCTGCTGTTAATTATGGAGAAGATAGTTGTGGTGGGTATCCTGAGTCAAGTGGTCAGTACCGTTATAACGACAGCGACTTCATAGATTGTTGGAATGCCAATCAAGTGATGGCAGGATATAATGATTACTATGGTTCATCTCAATATAATGGTGATAATATTAGACACCCTGATGGTCACTCTAAGATAATAGGTTATAGTTTTGATGGTTATCCTGTGTATGGTCCTTATGGATATACAGATGCTAATGATAACACTACACCTGTAATCAGAATGTCTTCTGGATGGACAGTAAGAACTCAAGAAGCACCTGGAAGACCTGCATATGATACAACATACCCCGCAGGTGTGTTTATGGAAGATTATGAATATACTGGTGGAACAGGAAAGTTAGATACACATAACGGTAGACATTGTGTAACACCTGAGTATCCTAGTGGTACTTTTGCATACTTTCTTACTGAAGATAATTCTGGAAATCCAGTATTTCCTTTTATGATGGGTTTGACCTCGAAAGAGGCAATGGTAGTACCTGCCAATGATGGTTTTACACAAACTGCACCACCTACTGATGATGGTGGCGATACTCCCGATCAACCCCCTACTCTTGTAATTACAAATCAACCAACAAACGCTACTATTCAAAGTGGAAACCTTCAACAGTTTAGTTTGTTAGCAGAAATACAACCACAAAATGATACTATTGCATATCAGTGGCAAGTATCAACAGATGGTGGATTTGCTTGGTCTAACTTAACTGGTAATACATCAGCAACACTGAATATAAATGCTCAACCATTTATGACAGGTTATCGTTATAGATGTGTGTTGACTGGTCCAGTTGGTGCATCTACTCAAGCACAAAACTCACCTTTAATAAGTAATTTGGCGATCCTTACTGTAACAGGTAGTGGAACGACTATAGATTATGCCAGTATCCTCAAATTTGACAGTGGTATTGGAAAATACGATATGACTCCAGTTAATTTTGACAGGGATAATAACAACCCTGACTTTACTATACAGAACTTTACACTGGATAATTCGACAACTTCCTTCGATATGACATAAATAAAACTGTAGAAAAAACCCCCTACTATGGCTAAGCAGAATGTAAACGTCGGTGTATCGGCAAATGATGGTACAGGAGATACCCTCAGAGACGGTGCTATAAAACTTAATAACGTAATTAACGAGTTATACACCCAACTTGGTGATAATACTAATTTGCAAGTTAGTATTGGATCACCATCAACAAACCAAGTCCTTAAATGGAATGGAACAGTATTTACAGAAGGAGATCTGGCATCATCTAATTTGACTGATGTTGACTTGACTGGTATTGGAAATGGTCAAGTACTAAAATGGAATACAGCAAACTCAAGATTCCAACCTGGTGATGACTTACAAGGTAGTGGTGGCGGTGGGGGCAATGCCATTACTAACTTGACTAACAATGGTTCTAATAACGTTGTTATCTCAACTCATTTTCTACCAAACACCGACAACACATATGACTTAGGTAGTAACTCACTTAAGTTTAGGGATTTATATCTATCCAGTTCTACTATTTGGATGGATGATACAGGTATTTCTATAGGATCTGATCAAGAAATTACTCGTAGAAAGAGAAAAGCACATACTGTTCATAGTATAGACACAGGTGCTACTCGTACTATTACATCTAAATTAGCGTCAGAAAACTCTACAGAAGAAGAGGGTCTTCGTTTACGTTTTAGTGCGATGAAAGTAGGAACACCTCTAGAAATTGAGGATGTTAATGGTAATAAAATTGAAGCAACATTTGCATCATTTACTGCTGAAGCAGGTGCTACTCGTGGTACTGTTACAGTTAGTGCTACAGGAACTGCTAACCAAACACAAGAACTAGCAGTATCTGGTGATATTAAGATTTCATCTAAAAATAAATTAATTACTGAACAAGAAGATGGTGCTGTAGATCTTGGTGCACAGAAACTAAAGTTTGGTTTTGGTGATATATCATTTGATACTGATGGTATTCTTGAACTTCCTGCTTCAAGTTCTATCCGTTTTGGTACTCCAGGTTCTGCTAAAGAACTTAAGTTTGATGGAAACAACAATTTAGATTTACCTACAGGAACAGATATTCGTTTTGGTGGTGATGCTGCAAAGTCTATTAAGTTTGACGGATCTGGTAATTTAGAAGTTCCAGAAAACTCTGAGATAAGATTTGGTAGTGGTGGTACTAAAAAAATATCGCTTGATGGAAGTAACAACTTAGTTCTTCCTACAGGAACTGAAATTCATATTGGTACCAAAAAAATTAAAATTGATACTAATGGTGAACTACAGGTTGCTAATGATGGTACAACTTTTGAAGACGTTGATAGAGGATTCAAACGTCAAGGTTCTAGTGCACCTGCGGGAGCAAGTGTTATTAAAGGATATAATAATGCAACTGTATATAAACCATCTCCAACAATTTTATATACATTCAGTGCAGTTGGACAATCAAACTATACAGTTAATGGACCTGGATTACCATCAGGAGGATCTACAGATCCTAATATAATTCTTTATCGTGGATTTACATACGATTTTAATAATACTACTGGATCATCTCATCCACTAAGAATACAGTCTACAACTGGTCTTTCAGGAACTCCATATACTACAGGTATTACTGGATCACAAACTGCTATGCAGTCATTTACAGTTCCTTTTGATGCACCTACAACTTTATATTATCAATGCACAATCCACTCATCTATGAATGGAACTATAGAAATTAGGTAATGGCAAGAACAGTCCCAGGATCAGGAGCAGTTATTGAACCCATTTTTAACAGTACGTTCGGTATCAAGGACGTATTTGTTAATGATGGGGGTACTGGCTATGTGGCAGGGGACCCTCCAGAATTAAAAGTTGGAAATTGTGGAACACCATTAAGAGAAGCAATACTTGAACCTGTAATTACTAATGGTCAAATTGCTGCTGTAAAAGTATTAGATCCAGGTGAAGGATATGATCCTCTCAGGATTAAGATAAACACAAGTGGTAATGGTTATGGTGCTGCTGCAAAAGCAATATTATGGGACGAAGATCAATATGCTCCTGATGGAACATTGACTGCACCCGCAGGTTCTCTTCAGTATATTCAGATGTTATCGAATGGGGATCAATATTTTAGTGATGCCACAACTGCTGAAATAGATGGTGGAGGTGGTGCAGGTGCTGAACTTAGACCTGTTACTGGATTAATAACTGGTTTAGCATTAGAAGATACTGGATCTAACTATGAAAATGGTGATATTAATATCATCGTATCTGGTGGAGGTGGACAAGGTGCTACTGGAGTTGCAGAGGTAGATGAATTTGGTATTGTTAAAGCAGTAAATATATCAAACGCAGGTGAATATTTCCAAACTCCTCCTGTTATATTACTCAACGGTGGTGGTGGAGGTGGTGCCAGAGCAATCGCTACTGTAGATTTAGGTTCAATAGTTTCTATTGATGTTTTAGATCCTGGTGGTGGTTTCTCATCAGAACCCCAAGTTCTTTTTACTAGAAATACAGATTTAGTCAAAAGGTCTAGAAATAGACAAGCATTTAACTCATTTTTATATAATTTAACTGGTCTTATTAATAATGTAAGTATTTCCGATCAAACAATATTTGTTGAGACTACTGCACCTTATCCTGGATCAGGAAAAATATTAATTGGAAGTGAAGTTATCAGATATACTGGTAAAACTCCTACATCTTTTGTTGGTTGTGACCGTGCTGTTAATTTTAGATATGATCAAAAAGTAACCCTAGATACTCTTGCTGATGATAATGATGGTGTTAGTCAATATAAATTTAATGTAGGTGATCGTGTTATAAGAACATCTGAAAGTTCAAGTAACAAAATTGCTCGTGTATATGACTGGAGACCTGAGATTAATGCACTATATTTGGTATTTGAAGTTGATAAACTAGCATTCATTGATGGTGGATCATCAAATACTATATCTCAAGTTATTGATTTTGTTGGTGGTGTTGCATCATCTAGTGCTACTGGTGTTGAACCACACGTATTAGTTGATTCTATAGGTGATACTATCGTTCAGTTAACAGATCCTATTGGTCTAATACAAGATAAAAAATTTGAAGATGATGACGAATTACAAGGAGCAGGAGATGGTATTCCTGATCTAGTAAATACTAATACAGAATTTGCAAATGCTATCAGTCTTGATGGTGGTATTGCATCATCTCTATATGGTATTGAGGAAACATTAGGTGGACAAAACACTTCATTGTTCCAAGTTGGAGACCAAATGACAGATTCGTCTCTTCCTAATAGATCTCCTACTGTCTCAGTTGCAGGTGCTTTAGGTGATGGTGATTTGCATTTAGCAACTATTGAGTTTATCTTCCGTGTTATGAATAACACTAATGACTTTGTTCAAGGTGAAACCGTAACAGGAAGTTTAAGTGGAGTAACAGCAACAGTCCAATCTTGGGATGCGACTACAAAAAAACTTGTCTGTATAAATCCAGTTGCAAACTCAGGAAATTATCTTTGGAATAAGAATGAAAATATCACTGGAGGTACGTCAGGTGCTATAGGTGTTATCCAATTTATAAATTATCCATCCTACATCAGAAACGAACCTGACTAAACTACTATAAATAAAAGGAAGGTACATAGTATCCAATGGCATTACTTACCGATCAATTTAGAATTTTCACCGCTGAAAAATTCATCAAATCACTTGAGGGACCAGATTCGACTCAGAGTGACATCGTTGCGGGTGCAAATCGTGACCGTTTGTATGTTTTCATTGGTCGTCCTCAAGAATGGGATAACGAGAATAATCCTCCAACTCCTATAGACTCTTTCCAAGAGTTTTCAGACGCATATGACGATATGATTTCTATGAAGCGTGTCCTTGCTAGTGACGCTATTCAAGTTGTACGTCGTATTGACTGGATACCCCCAGAACAAACTACTGGTGGTTTGGGTTATGTTTACGATATGTATCGTAACGACTATTCATCTAGTAAGACTGCTTCTAGTGGTGCTACTAAACTATATGATGCTGATTTCTATGTTGTTAACAGTTCATATCAAGTTTACAAATGTATCTACAATGGAACGTCACCCTCTGATCCGAACGGTAAACCTAGTACGATCGAACCCACTGGCACTTCTACTTCTATTATCACCACTGCTGATGGTTATCGTTGGAAGTATATGTACACCATCCCAGTGGGGCAGGTTCTAAAATTCTTCTCAGCAGACTATATGCCTGTGTTAGTTGACACTGCTGTTCAGTCAGATGCTGTAGGAGGAGAAATTGATACTGTTGTTATTCAATCATCTGGATCTGGATATAACAATGGTACATATGAAAACATCCCTCTAAGAGGAGATGGAACTGGTGGACGTATCTCTATCGTTGTAGATGGTGGTCGTATTGTTTCTGCAACAGTTACATCTGGAGGATCTAATTATTCCTTCGGTAAGATCATTGTTGATGAAGTTAATGGTATTGGTTCTGGTACAGGATCTGGTGGTGCTATTGACGTTATTATTCCACCTAAAGGTGGTCACGGATCTACTCCTGCTATTGAGTTAGGTGGTTTCCGAGTTATGATTAACACCAAATTTACATACTCAGAGGGATCTGGAGACTTCCCTACTGATAATGATTATCGTCGTATTGGTCTAGTTCTAAATCCATTTAAGTTTGGTACAGAAGAATTAGCAGATGCGATTACTTTGTCAGCATCAAACGCTGTAATATTTTCTCCTGATTTCACAGGATCATTTAATACTGATGAAATCATAACTCAAACTCGTACTGTGGGTGGACAACAAGTCACTGCTCGTGGTCGTGTAGTTTCTTGGAACTCCATAACTAAAGTTTTGAAATTTTATCAAAACAGAGTTGATGGTATATTCCCTGAGATTACTGGTAACAAAGTTGAGTTTTCTGGTGGTAACACCATAGTTGGTTCGGGTTCTGGTACATCTGTTGACCCTGACATCAACTTCCCTGTAGTTCCTGGTGAAGCAACACGTGTTATAAACAACACAGAATATGATTTAGGTATGTCATTTACATCTGGTTACGCCAAACCAGAAGTGAAAAAGGACTCAGGAAAAGTGATCTACATAGACAATAGGAGAGCAATCTCAAGGGCGGGCGACCAAATTGAAGACATCAAAATCGTTGTAGAGTTCTAAGAAATGCCACAGAATACCAACCTCAATATCAGTCCTTATTACGACGACTTTAGTTCGGATAATAACTTTTACAAAGTTTTATTCCGTCCTGGGTATCCAATACAGGCAAGAGAATTAACCACGCTTCAATCACTGATGCAAAATCAGGTTGAGTCGATGGGAACTCATATGTTCAAGGATGGTGCAATGGTCATCCCTGGACAAATAGGTTATGACTTAGATGCTAAAGCAGTATTGCTACAAGCAAGTTTCTTGGGAACTAACGTAGAATTATATCGTTCACAATTAGAAGGAAGAATAGTTACAGGTCTAACAACTGGTATCAAAGCAAAAGTTATATTCTCTATATCAGCAACAGAATCAGAACGTGGTTATATAACACTTTATCTAAAATATATTACATCTGGTGGAACAGACAGTAACACTAGAACTTTTACTGCTAATGAGCAGTTGGTTTGTGATGCTGAACTTACTTTTGGATCTACTCTAATTGAAGTTGGCACACCTTTTGCACAATTATTACCAACGACTGCAACTGCTGTTGGTTCTACTGCTACTGTTGCTAATGGTGTATATTTTATACGTGGATATTTTGTTGATGTAAATGAGCAAACAATTATTCTTGATCAATATACAAACAATCCATCTTACAGAGTTGGTTTAGAAATATTTGAATCTATTGTAACTCCAGAAGATGATCCATCATTGAATGACAATGCTACTGGAACATCAAACTATTCTGCACCTGGAGCACATAGATTTAGAATTCGTTGTTCATTAACTAAAAAAGTTATTGATGACGATACAGATAAAAACTTTGTAGAATTACTTCGTATTAATAATGCAAATGTAGAATCATTTGTAGATAGAACTCCATATAATGAAATAGCAAGAGAACTTGCTCGTCGTACATTTGACGAGTCAGGTGACTATACTGTTAGAGCATTTGATTTAAGAGTCAGAGAACATCAGAATGATGGTGAAAATAATGGTGTATATCTTCCAGGATCTACATCTCGTGGTAACGTAGCATCATCTCCTGCTTATTATGCTTTAGAAGTATCGCCAGGAAAAGCGTACGTCAGAGGATTTGAGATTGAAACCCTAGCACCTACTTTTGTAGATATAGCAAAACCAAGAGAAACAAAAGCATTACAGAACTCAATCATTCCATTTGAACTCGGCAACTATATGCTGATGAATAATGTAAAAGGATCACCTATTATAAACGGTAATAATATATCATCAAACTATCAGGTTCTTGAATTTAGAGACACAGCCCCAGGTGGATCATTAACCGCATCTGGAGAAGTTATAGCATACGCACGTTGTGCTGCATATGAGTATCACAATGGAACAACTGTAACATCAAGTTCTACAGTATTTAAAACATACATCTTTGATATTCAACCATTAACTACAGTTCAAATGTCTCAAGCAGTAACTGCGGGACAAGGTGCTGTTATTCGTGGTAGAACATCTAGAGCAAAAGCATTTGTTGTCGATGCTGTATCTGGACAAACTTTATTTAAAGTGTATCAAGTATTTGGTACATTCCGTGCAGGAGAAGTTATAGAGAAAGATGGTGTAGAAATAGGTACAATGGATGCTAATTTTGCTTTCCAGATAACAGACGCTAAAGGTGTAACAGGTAAAGATCCAGATACTAATGCTATTATATTTGCAGGTGATTTAGTTCTTGATAATGAAACTACTATTAGTGGTGTTAACTTTAATATTAATAACACTACCATAACAGGTACAAGTTCAAACTTTGCTCTTGATTTACGTCCAGGAGACGTTTTAACACCAAATGGAACAGATACTTATACTATTGATAGAATTTATCCTATAGGTGGAGGAACTATAACATCACCAATAACAAACTCTCTAACAGCAGCAGGTACTGCGAGTGGTTTATCTAATGGTGACTATTCATTTATGGTTCGTCGTAGAGCACAAGTATATGATAAAGAAACTGCGGATCTTCTTATTGAGATGCCTAAAGATTCTATCAAGAGTATTACTGACGAATCAGCAATAGTTGCAAGAACATTTGATGATATTACCGTTACAGGTTCTAATGACTTTACAATATCTCTTCCTGCTGATGAACAATTCCTTGCTTATGATAAAGATCATTATGCTTTAGTAGAACTAGCACCAACAGCAGGTACTTTAATTGATATTGAACCTAATCTAACATTTAACAGCACTGGTACTCCTAGAACATCTTTAACAGTTTCTGGTTTAACAGGTATTACATCTTGTCGTTTAATTACTTCTGTATCTAAAAACCAAGCAGAGAAGAAGTTAAAGAACGCTACAGAAATGGAAGTAATGAAGATTGAGAAAACAAATATATCTTCTGACGCTCCTAAGTATGGTCTTGCTTATGGTTCACTGTATGGTACACGAATTGAAGACGAAGAAATATCTCTGGGCTCTTCTGATGTTTATAAAGTGCACGCAGTATATGAATCATTAGATGATAATTCTGCTAAAGTTCCTTTCATTACAATGCAGGATGCTACTATCTTCCAGAAAGGTACAATCATTGAAGGTGTAACATCTAAGGCAAAGGCAAGAGTTGTGAACTTTAACTCAGTGTCTTATGTTTGCCACTTTGTATATGAGAACGATAAGTTCTTCCAACTTGGTGAAAGTGTAACTGGTTTCAATGCAAACAACGTTGTAATCACTGGTATTATAAATGACGCTGATGGTTCTATAGATGATGGTAGTAAAAATATAACATCTTCATTCTTCCTTGATACTAACCAACAAGGACATTATTATGATATTTCAAAATTAGTTCGTTTTGCACAATCTACTAAACCATTAAGAAAACTTAAAGTTGTATTTAACAGGTTTGTTCACGAAGCAACTGGTGACTATTTTGCTGCTGAATCTTATGTTGGTGTAGATTATGATGATATTCCTGCATTCCATCAAGATGGTGTAAGCAAGCAACTTAGAGATGTTCTTGATTTCCGTCCAGGTGTAACTCCTGTATTATCAGGATCAGGAACCGTTGGTTCACCATACTTTGTAAACTGTGCATCATTAGACTTCAAAGACCGTAGTTTCGCATCAGGAGGCGTATCTAACAATGCTACTATTATCGATATTCCTAAACCAGAATCTGATTTCCGTTGTGACTATGATTTCTATCTTGGCAGAGTAGATAAAGTATTCTTAACAGATCAACAAGAATTTAAAGTTGTTACAGGTATATCTGGAGAACAGCAAGAGATTCCTGCAAATATTGATAATGCAATGTTACTTGCAACAATGTTCCATAAACCATATGGTTACAGTCCTGCTGATGTAAGTATTGCTCGTGAGAATAATCGTAGATTTACAATGCGTGATATTGGTGCAATAGAGAAACGTGTTGACCAATTAGAATATTATACTTCTCTTAATATGCTTGAGTTGGAAACTAATACACTACCTATTAAAGATAGTGATGGTTTCGATAAATTCAAGAATGGTTTCTTAGTAGATAACTTTACAAGTTTCGATTCTGCTGATACTACCCACGAAGATTTTGGTGTATCATTAGATTTCCAAGAAGGTGTATTACGTCCTTCACATTACACAACTAACGTATCCTTAGAATTTAGTACAACACAATCTACTGGTGTAACTCTTCACGAAACAGGAACAGTTACTAGACCATATACAGAAACTAGATTCATTGTTCAACCATATGCTTCTAGAGTTGAGAATGTAAACCCATTTAACGTGTTTGCATATATTGGTAGATTAGATTTATTCCCATCATCAGATGACTGGGTAGATACACGTCGTGCTCCTGATCAAGTTGTAAATATTGAAGGTGACTTTAATGCCACTTTGCTACGTTTAGGTGCTGATGCTAACAGTGGTTTTGCTCCTACACAATGGAATGCTTGGAGAACTAACTGGTCTGCAACTACAACTGCATCAAACACAGTGTTTATGCGTGGACCTGGTATTAGATTTATTACTACAACTACAACTAATACTACAAGTTCACAAACTAGATCTGGTTTAAGAACTCGTGTTGTTCCTAGAATTGACCGTCAGTCATTAGGTGATCGTGTTATTGAAAGAACTATTGTTCCATTTATTAGATCTAGAAATATTGCGTTTAAGATTCAACGTTTAAAACCTAACACAAGATTCTATTCTTTCATTGATAATGTAGATGTAAACTTCTACACATCACCAAAACTTCTTGAAGTTATCAAGAATACTGTTGAAGATATTCGTACCAACGATACACCTTTTGTTGTTGGTGAAACAGTTGTTGGTCAGACATCAGGTTGTCGTTTAAAACTTGTTGATGCTAATGATGGTTTTACTGATGGTTTATCACCTTATGATCAAAGTGAATTACCATCATCTTACGCATCTACTACTCCATATCTGAACATTGATACTAAAACAATGTCAGACACAGTTATGGGTTCATTCTATGGAAACCCATTAGAAGGTGAAATTCTTGTAGGTGCTACATCTGGTGCTCGTGCTGTTGTAAAACCAAAACGTATGGTCTCAAATACTAACGGTGATATGGAAGGAATTATGTGGATTCCTAATCCTGCTGTTAGCACCAACCCACGTTTTGCTACTGGTACTCGTGTTATACGTATGACTACATCACCAACTGACTCTAGAGTTCCTGGTGAAGTTGATTCTGCTGCACAACATAACTACGTTGCTTCTGGTGTTATTGAAACTCAACAACAAACAATTCTTGCAGTTAGAAATGCTGATCTTGTAAGAGATACTGTATCTCAAGATCGTACAGTTAATACTACAACAACAAGTGTTAGAGATACTGGATGGTATGACCCTCTTGCTCAATCATTCTTAGTTGAATCTAAGGGTGGTGCGTTCTTAACAAGTATTGATCTATACTTTAGAACTCGTGATGAAAGAATTCCTGTATCAGTACAGATAAGAGAGATGGCAAATGGTTATCCAACCACTAAAGTTCTTGCATTCTCTGATGTTACTTTACTTCCATCTGATATTAACTTATCTGAAAACGGTACTATTGCAACTAAATTTACATTCCCATCACCTGTATATGTGACTGAGAATAGAGACTATTGTGCAGTTGTATTATCTGACTCTAATGAATATAAACTTTGGATCTCAAGAATGGGTGAAGATGATGTTACATCTGATAGAACCATATCTGAACAACCATATGCAGGTGTGTTATTCAAATCACAGAACGCATCTACTTGGACTGCCGATCAGTATGAGGATCTTAAATTTGTATTATATAAAGCACAGTTTGATACTAGCGGATCAGGTCTTGCTTGGTTTAATAATGCAGAACTTGCAGAAGGTAACTTTGGTATATCAAGACTAAGATTAGATGCTATTGAGACTACAAAACCTGAGATTAAAGTAATACTTGCAGACCACGTTGCTAACTTTACAATCGGTGCTGAGATTACACAGACTGATGTATCTCCTGCTCCATCTGCTATTGTTCGTGAAGTAGTTCAAGGTGTACAAGGATCATCTAACGCATACTTAATACTTGATGATGTTGTAGGAACATTTAGAGAAGGTGTTGCATCTGGTGCTAGTTACATCTATAGACTTGTATCTTCAAGATCTACTGGTACTATTACGTTGACTGGTGTAGCAGGAACATTTGCTACTGGTACAGCAATAACAAACGGTACTGGTGCATCTGCAATGGTTACTGATTGGAATGCAGGAACTGGAGTTGTTACAGTCAAATCAATTACAGGAACATTTGCTGACGGAGATGCAATTACACAGGTAATTAACTCTGCTACTACTGGTTCTGGTACTATTGGAACAAGTGGAACATCATTTGGTGGAGATGATATTAATGATTATCCATCTGCTCCTATATCTTACTTCAACCAAGCAACTGAAATTAAAGTTCGTCACGCAAATCATTGTATGCACGATGGTGCTAACTCAGTACAACTTAGCGGTGTTAAGTCTGAAGTCCCACCAACATTATTAGATTCTGCATATCATACAAATGGTATTACAGCAAGTGATGGTGTAACAGGTTCATTCCAATTACACGTTATAGATGGTAGTGCATTCCATACTATTATTAATGGTGCTGTAGTAAGTACATCTAACAAAGGATTTATTCTTATTCGTGATCCAGAAATTCCTACTCAGCATTTTGAGATTATTGAATATACTGGTATTTCTGGTGACGGTAAGATCTTTACTTTACCATCTGGTTCTCGTGGACAAGCAGGAACTGCTGCATTAGCACATAGTGCTAATAGTATTGTTGAATGTTATAACCTTGATGGTATTCCATTAACGGAAGTTAATAAATTACACACTGCTATTGGTGAACCTACTCTTGATACATATAAACTTGCGGTTACATCTGTTTCTACAGCAGGAATTGTAAGTGGTGGACACGAGATAGTTGCTACACAAAACATACAGTTTGACCAAATTTATCCTCAAATTCAATCAACTGTATATCCAGAAACTGAAGTTGTACCTAGACTTAATGCAGTATCTGGTACATCAATCCAAGATGGTAATAATGTTACTGAAGCATCATTTATTAATGATGGCATCTACTACGATATGATTGCTAATGAAGATAATTATCTTGATAAACCTAAGTTAGTTTGTTCACAAGTAAATGAAGATGCTAAACTTTCTGGTTCTAAGTCATTGAACGTTCAAATGGTAATGACAACATTCAATGCTAATATTTCACCTGTAATTGATACAGATCGTTGTTCTTTAATTACAACTATGAACAGGGTTAATGACCTTGCGATTGGTAGTAATGATGCAGAGAAACCTACTGGTGATCTTGATACAGCGGTTTATGTAACTAAAGTGATGAACCTACTGAATCCTGCTAACTCATTGAAAGTTAGGTTTGAAGGATGGAGACATCCTAGCACAGAAATTAAGGTTATGTATAAGATTCTCCCTGTTGGAACATCAATCCCAATGAGTGAAATAGGATATACATACTTTAATGGTAATGGTCTTGAAGATAAATCAATCCAAAAGACTGAGAGTCTTCTTTACAGAGACTTTGAGTACACCTTTGAGGGAACTGAATTTACCATAGCACAGGTTAAAATTATTCTTACTTCGTCTAACCAGTGCTTTGTACCACAAGTTAAAAACCTTAGAGTCCTTGCATTAAGCGATTTATAATGAAACCAAGATACCAAGAGGTTAGAGGACACCCTAATTTAGTTCGAGATACCTCTTCTGGTGCTGTGCTAAATATTAATGCAACTAGCGGTAGTGCAGCAAAAAAACGTAAGAAAAAAGAGAAGGAAGTTTCCGACTTACAAACTGACGTTTCTGTGCTAAAATCTGAATTGACCGAGATCAAATCTCTACTAAAATCATTCCTGGAGAAACAACAATGACTGTAGACACACCTGAGACAATGGACGAGAAAGAACTTCTCGACGATTTTAAAAGCAGGTACACAAAACTACGTGATGAAAACCAACAACTCGTAGCAAAGGTAAAAGAAAATGAGACTCAAATGCTCAAATTACAAGGTGCTATTGAGACTCTAGAATACCTAAAAACTAATACGGTAGACGAAGTAATTGCAGAATAATCGTTAGGGACCGTCGGTCCCTTTCTATTTTGCTTATAAATATCAAAGAGGCGATAGTGTCCTTAATAAACAATGGCAAATAGACTCCAATTAAGACGTGATGGTGCTCAACAGTGGGCAAACATCAACCCTATACTTGCTCAAGGTGAACTGGGAATCGAGATCGATACTTCACGTATCAAGATCGGAGACGGTGTTACACCTTGGAACTCTCTGCGTTATGAGAGACCGATAGAAACTGAATCAAATGCTGCTAACACTCTTGTTAAACGAGATGCTGACGGTAACTTTGAAGCGGGTGCTATTAGTGCGACTTTAATTGGAAATGCTTCTACTTCTACGAGACTTGCATCTGCAAGACAAATTCAGTTAACTGGTTCTATAACTGGATCTGGATCTTTTGACGGTTCGTCAAACTTGAACCTTGCCACAAACTTAGAATTAGTTACATCTCTTCCACATTATAATCCTAATGATCCTGATGCAACTGCTCTATATTCTAGAGTTCAAGTTGACTCAAGAGGTAGGGTTGTTGGTGCTAGTTTGGCATCTACTCTTGCAGAGTATGGTATTACTGACGCACAAGGATTAGATAGTGACTTAACAGCATTAGCAAACTTAACTACCTTTGGTTTATTAACTAGAACTGCTACAGGACAGATTACAACTAGAAACCTAACTGGTGGTGCAGGTAGAGTTATATTTACTACACCTGATGGTGTAGCATCCAACCCATTTATTGACCTTGCTGATACTGCGGTTGTTGTGGGTTCATATAACGTTGAATCATTAACATCTGTATCTACTAACGGTGCTAATGGTGAACCATTCGGAACAGAAACTGTAAACGCATCTAAGTTTTCCGTTGATAGATATGGAAGAATTACACAAGCAACCAATGTACCGATTGCCACTGCAACTGAAGGTTCAAAGTATGCAACCTATAATGCAGGTTCAACATATAATAGATACGATATTATTGAGAATGCAAGCAAAGTATATCAGGCGATAACAAATATTGGTGCAGGACAAGGAGCACCTACTCATACAAGTGGTGATGTAAGTAATTGGAGATACCTCGCTGCTGCTGCTACAGAACAAAAAGGTTTAGCATCATTTGCTCAAGAAGATTTTGATGTAGATGCAAATGGTCACGTTACTATTGCACCACTTGCAGTTGATAACACTCAGATGCAAAACACTAGAGTGGGATTTGCTGATGGTAATACTGTAGAAACTTTTGAGTTAGATCAAGAATTAACAGCGACAACTGGATATAGAGGATTTAATTATCTTAATTATGTTACTGTAAATGATACCAGTGGAAACTTATTATTTACTGCTAACAATGTAGATAATACTGGTGCAGGTGGAGTAGACATTAACGTTGATACTCATATTAGTGGTGCACTTATAAAACTTGACAGACCTGGAAACACACCTCTACAAACAATAGAACGTTCATCAGGTTCTCTTTTAATTCATCATAACGTAAACTCTTCTGTAAATAGAACTCTTGACATTACCTCAAATAATGCAGGATCAGGAACAGCAAAGATAAACGTAACATCAGATGATGGTATTGTTATCACAGCAACTAATGTTGCTTCAAAAGTTCAAGTAGAAGATTTCTACTTACAGCAGAATACTATCGGAACCAGTGATGCCACTATGGTATTAGATCCAGGTGACGATGATGCTGCAACAGGTTTAGTACAAGTACGTGGTAATCTACAAGTAGACGGAACTACAACCACAGTAAATAGTACAACAATATCGGTAGATGACCCCATCATTACTCTTGGTGGAGACACTGCCCCCGTTGCTGACGATAATAAAGATCGTGGTGTTGAGATTAAATACTACGATAGTCAGGCACGTGTTGGATTCTTTGGTTGGGATGAAGACTATACTAATGCAAATATCTGGACAGGCACAGGTGGGTATAGATTCCTTTATAATGCAACTAATACTTCAGAAGTATTTTCTGGAACTGATGCTCCTTTAATAGCAGGTAACTTAGCACTTACAACTAATACAGGTTCTACATCAACAACTACAGGTACTTTAGTAGTAACTGGTGGTTTCGGACTTTCCGAGAACGCACATATTGGTGGAACTGTTACTATTGCAGGTCAATCAGAAATCAACAATAATGTAATTATCAAAGCAGATAATAAAGAGTTTGCAATACAAACTGCTGCGGGTGTAGATAAGTTTACTGTTGATACTGATAATGGCAATACTATTATTGAAGGTACATTAGATGTTCAGTTAGAAACTGAGATCACAGACAATCTAATTGTTACTGCCGATGCAAAAGAATTCAAAATACGCACTGCTAGTAATGTTGATAAGTTTACGGTTGACACTGATAACGGTAATACAGTTATCGAAGGAACACTCAACACGAAACAAGCAGTAGACTTTGATCAAACTCTAAATGTAGATGGTGACGTTACTCTTAATGCAACACTTGATGTTGATGACGATGTAACTCTTCATAATGACTTCTTAATGGATACTACTGGTAAGACATTTACTCTTACTAATGGTAGTACACAAAAATTTCAAATCAGTACCACAAATGGTAATACAGATATAGAAGGAACTCTAAATTTAGGTAACTTCTTCCATCACGAGGATACTGACACACCAACTATAGGTACTAATGCTCAAGACGATTTCATCATATCTAGTGGAGATTACGGGTCTTTCCGTTTTGATGGTGGTGGTTACATTGAAGGTGACACTCTGTTTAACTCAGATCTATACATTAATGGTGCTATTAACCAAAAAGACTTAGGAACAACAGAAACATTCAGTACACAAAACTACTTACGTGTAAGATATAAATTACGTGCAGGATCAACAGTTGCTTATACACCTTCATACGCTACAGATAATAATTCAAACTTAAGAGTTTATGGTGGTGCAGGTATCGCTACTGACCTTCATATTGGTGATGACCTCTATATCGGTAAACTTAACTCTGGAGATACAACAGAATTTACAGTTCTTGGAGAATCTGGTAATACAACAATAGGTAGAACTGGACAAGGTTCAGCAACAGCAGGAACACTTACCGTCCACGGAGATGTTACTTTAAATAGAGACGTTACTTTAAATGGTGCACAGAATACCATTGGTGACGCATCTGGTGACGCATTAACAGTAAATGCTACTACTCAATTCACAGCCCCAGTTACCCTGAGTTCAGGACAAGATCTTAATGTTGGTGGTAATGCCATAGTTGATGGTAACTTAACAGTTCACGGTAGCACAACTACAGTAAACAGTACTACTATTACTGTGGACGATCCTATCATTACATTAGGTGGTGATACTGCTCCTGGTTCTGATGACGCAAAAGATCGTGGTGTAGAGTTCCGATATTACGATTCATCTGCTAAAATAGGATTCTTCGGGTGGGACGATTCAGCACTTAGGTTTGCTTTCTATCACAATGCAACTAATAGTTCTGAAGTATTTACTGGTACTAGATCTGGTTTAGACGCAGGTTCCATCAAATTATTTGATACTACAAATGCAACGAATTCTTCTACAGGTGCTCTCATTGTTGGTGGTGGTGCGGGTATTGGACTTGATCTATATGTCGGTGACGACCTCACAGTCAATGACGATGGATCGTTTGGTGGAAATGTCAGCATTGATGGCACGCTCGATGTAACAAATGACTTTAGAGTCAACACAAATAAATTTACAGTTGCTAATGCTACAGGTAATACATTAGTTGCAGGAACATTTAGAGCAGACGGAGTATCTACTTTAAATTCATCTGTAAATATTGTTGGAGCAAGTTCTAATCTAAGCGTTGGTGGTACTTTGGGTGTCACAAGCAATACAACCCTCTCAGGGACGCTTGGAGTGACGTTAGGAACGACATTAGGTAATACCTTGGATGTATCAGGTGCTACCAATGTTACTAATACTTTAGGTGTAACTGGAGTAACAACTCTTACAAATGCTACTAATGCAACTCTTGGTGGAACTTGGTCATCTAGTGGTGCGTTAAGAGTATCCGCAGGTGGTGCAACTATCTCAGGTAATACTGGTATTGGTGGAAACTTAAAGGTATATACAAACAGTACATTAGATGGAACTCTTGGTGTTGGTGGTATCGTAACATTCGATGAGAAACTAAGAGCAAATTCTACTGCACAGGCAACCGCTGCAAACAATAACGGTGCTGCAATATTTACAGCAGGTGGTTTAGCAGTTACTAAGAAGGCATATATTGGAGATGACTTTGATATTGGTGGAGGTAACTTTACTGTAGACGGACCTACAGGTAACACAGTTGTTGGTGGAACACTTGATGTAACAGGTGGAACAACAACTATATCCTCACTGATTGCTACTTCTACAGCAAACTTACAGTCAACCTTAAACGTTGGTGGTTCATTTAACATCAACACTAATAAATTTAACGTTGCAGGTCCAAGTGGTAATACTGATATTGCAGGTACACTTGATGTAGTAGGTGGAGTTGACTTAGATTCAACTTTAAATGTAGATGGTAACGCAGACTTTAATTCTGGTATAGATGTAACATCAGGTAATGCTACATTCGCAGGTCTTGTACAAGCAAATAACGTAACAGATTCTTCTGCATATAATGACTCTGCTGCTTCTGTACATACAGATGGTGGTTTATCAGTTAAGAAGAAAGCATTTGTTGGTGATGATTTATCAGTAGGTGGAGCAGCAGGAGTTAAATTTATTGTTGATGGACCTACAGGTAACACTGATATTACTGGAACTCTTAATGTTCAAGATGGTGTAACTTTACAAAGCACACTTGGAGTTACAGGTCAGATTACTGGTAACGTAACAGGTGACTTGACTGGTAATGCTGATACTGCATCTCTAGTTGATGTAACAAATACCACAGGTTCTAACCTTACATTCTTCCCAACATTTGTTTCTGCTACAACTGGAAACACTGAAATAAGAACTGACTCAGATAACTTTAAATATGTTCCTAGTACAAACACTTTATCTGTAAGTAACTTTGTTTGTTCTACAAACTTTGAGATTCAAGGTAACTTAAACATCACTGGAACTATCACGTTCCAACAGTCACAGGTTGGTAGTATTGCTAACCACGACACAGATGCTCTTACTGAAGGATCTACAAACCTATATTTCACTGATGAGAGAGTTGATGATCGTGTTGCTGCATTGATCACAGGTGGTACTGGTATTTCTGCTACTTACGATGATGCAGGTAACTTACTAACTCTATCTGCTGACTTTGGTGAGTTTGACACAGATAGTATTGTAGAAGGATCTACAAATTTATTTACGACTGCTGCTAGAACAAGAACTCACTTTACATATGGAACTGGTATTGAACTAAGTGGAGCAGGTCAATTATCTGTAACACAGGCAGATATTAATACTGATAATGTAACTGAAGGATCAACTAACCTATTCACTACTGCTGCCAGAACAAGATCACACTTTACATATGGCACAGGAATTACACACGATGGTTCTGGTGGTTTATCTGTTACTCAGGCAGACATCAATACTGATAATATTACTGAGGGTTCAACAAATATATTCTATACCAATGCTAGGTTTGATACCCAGTTAGCAACTAAGGATACAGATGATATATCTGAAGGATCTAACCAGTACTTCACAACTGCACGTGCTCGTCAATCAATTCAAGCAACACAAAACATCACCTACAATAGTAGCACTGGTGTTATTACTGGACCTTCTCTTGCTACTGTTGCAGGAACTGGTGCTTATAGTGATTTGACTGGAACTCCATCTCTTGCTACTGTTGCAACATCTGGTGCTTACAGTGACTTGAGTGGTACACCATCACTAGCAACTGTTGCTACATCAGGTGCTTACAGTGACTTGAGTGGACTACCTTCATTATTCTCTGGTAATTATAATGACTTAAGCAACAAACCTACATTAGGTACTGCTGCTGCAACTGCCTCATCTGATTATGCTACTGCTGCACAAGGTGTTAAAGCAGACTCTGCGTTACAGGCAGAAACGATTGATCTTGCAACTCTTAAGACAACCGTTGCAAACTCAGCAACATTTGCTGCATTTAAAATAGCAATCGCTGCATTATGATTTTCTTCTCTTTTATCATTTCATTATTTGCAAATCACTTACCAGTGATGTATGTGCAAGTACCTCAGTGGGCAGACGATTGGGCAGTGTGTGCTGTTGATATACCTGACGCTAAATGTCATTGGTATGTTATGGCACCCGACAATACTTTTGGTGAAGGATTTGACTGGGAGACTGCTCCTTGGTTCGATGCTAATGGATTAAATGATGTCGCTCCTATGCAAAAGGAGACTGTAATGGTTAAGTTACAAAACAACTAATATGGCAACTCCAACCTCTAAAGCAACACTAAAAGAATACGCACTTCGCAGATTAGGTAAACCTGTATTAGAAGTCAACGTTTCTGATGATCAAATAGATGATGCTATCGATTACACTATCGAGAAGTTTCACATTTATCATTACGGTGGTTCAGAAAAAGTTTACCTAAAGCATCAAATGACTGCTGCTGAAGTCGCTGCATTTCAAGCAGACACTACAGAAACTGTAGGTAGTACAGAATTTAAGACGCAAAATAATTTTTTAACTTTACCTGATTTTATAACGTCTGTTAATGGTATCTTTACTTTCCAAGACAAAGGTACTGCAAATATGTTTGACATTCGTTATCAGTTAAGATTGAATGATCTGTTTGATTTTACATCAACACAGTTTTATCATTACTATATGATTCAGACACATCTTGAGACAATAAATTTCTTATTAGAAGGAATGAAACCTACAAGATTTACTCATACATCTGGTCGTTTATATATTGACTTTGACACTAATACTGATGTTCGTGAAGGTGAGTATATTGTTATTGATTGTGTTCGTGCATTAGATCCAGTTAACTTTACAAAAATCTATAATGAGATGTGGGTTAAGGATTATGCTACATCTATGATTAAAAAATATTGGGGAACAAATTTAACTAAGTTCCAAAACGTTCAACTCCCTGGTGGTGTTACTCTAAATGGTGAGAAAATTTATAGTGATGCTGTAGAGGAACTAGAAAAACTAGATGAGCAGTTAAGAACCACATATGAAACACCACCTATGGATATGATAGGATAATGGCAACTAACTCTTACTTTACACAAGGCACAACTGGTGAACAAGATCTTATAGAGAATCTTGTTATAGAACAGATAAAGATGTTTGGAAAGAATGTCTTTTATATGCCTAGAACTTTAGTAAATGAAGATACAACATTTACTGAAGATGCTTTGTCTAAGTTTGATGATGCCTACGAAATAGAAGCATATATTGAAGATCCAACTGGATTTACTGGTGACGGTGATCTCTTTACTAAGTTTGGTGTAAGGATTTCTGATCAAGTTACATTTATAATATCAAGAAAAAGATTTACAGAAGCAGTTGATGACAATGCACAACTGATTGTGGAAGGAAGACCTAACGAAGGAGACTTGGTTTACTTCCCTATGGCAAATAAAATATTTAAAATTATGTTCGTTGAGCACGAACAACCTTTCTATCAGTTAGGTAAGATCCACGTATGGGGTCTTAAGTGTGAACTCTTCGAGTTCAGCGACGAGCAGTTCGATACAGGAGTTACTGCAATCGATCAAATCGAACAGGACTTCTCAGTATCCATCACTATCAACTTTGCCACAGGTGGCACTGGAGACTTTACAGTCGGTGAAGTGGTGGCAGGTGGAACCTCTAATATTACAGCAGAGGTTAAGTCTTGGGATTCTACTAATAGACAATTACAAGTCTTTAATAGAACTGGAATATTTACAATTCCAGAGACTATAACAGGGCAGTCATCAAGTGCTGCTTGGACAACTGCATCATATAATACACTAAATAATACATCGAGCGAATACGATTCAAATAGTTCGTTTGAAACCCTTGCTGATTCAATTATTGATTTTTCAGAAGGGAATCCATTTGGTGATTTTGGAGGTGCTAATTAATGTTAGGTACATATACATACAATGAAATATTCCGAAAGTCAGTTATTGCTTTTGGTACTTTGTTTAATAACATAGAAATTCGTAGAAAGAAAAATGCTACGGAATATGAGTATATGAAAGTGCCTTTGGCATATGGACCTAAACAAAAGTTTTTAGCAAGACTTCAACAAGTAGGAGATTTAACTAGGAAAGATGCGACTCAAATTACGCTTCCTAGGATTTCGTTTGAGATTTCTGGTTTCAATTACGACGCAACAAGAAAGGTCTCCCCAACACAGAGAGTTAGGACTGCTGTTGGAACTGACCTACAAAAAGCGTTTATGCCAGTACCGTACAACGTTGACTTTGAGTTAGCAATTCTTTCAAAGAATCAAGATGACGGTTTACAAATCTTAGAACAAATACTTCCATACTTCCAACCCACATTTAATATCACTGTACAACTGAACGATCAGTTACAGGAGAAAAAAGATTTTCCAGTAGTTTTAAATACAATATCTTATGATGATGATTATGAAGGTGATTATACAACAAGAAGAACTCTCATATATACAATAACTTTCACTTGCAAAACATATATCTACGGTCCTGTTCTTGACGGTGAGAAAGAACTTATCCGTAAGGCAATCGTTGATACTGCAACTGATAATAAAACAAGTGCACCTCGTGAGATGAGATACACGGTCGAACCAGACCCAATCACTTCTGATCCAGATGATGATTTTGGTTTTAATGAATTATTCAGTACTTTTAATGATGGAAAATCAAGAAATCCAGTCACAGGAAACGACGAGTAAATTCGACGGTATTGAAGACGCTCTTGATGTAGAAACATCCATCGTTAAAGATGAGAAACCTGCATTAGAGAGAGTAGAAGATACACCTGTAAAACAAAACGAAGCAATTAAAAAAGACTACGAATATACTCGTGGCAATTTGTATTCGTTAATTGACAAGGGACAGGAAGCGGTAGACGGAATCCTAGAACTATCACAACAAACAGATTCACCACGTGCCTATGAGGTAGCAGGTAATCTTATTAAGAACGTGGCAGATGCCACGGATAAACTAATAGACCTTCAGAAAAAAATGCAAGAATTAGAAGAAGGTCCAAAAGGTGCTGTAACAGGTAACGTTACTAACAACACAATGTTTGTTGGTAGCACTGCTGATCTTGCGAAATTCCTCAAACAGAAACAGAAAGAGGATAAATAGTAAAAACAATCTTGTGTCAAAAAGTCGATGTCTGTATTAAATGTCTTAGATACTACGACAGTGAGTGGTTCAGGTACTGCTTACATCGTCGTTAAAAGTGGAGTTGTACGTGCATATGCTGCATCTGCATCAACCATAAAATTTGATAGCGGTCCTGCTATTACACTTGCAGCAGGGGAAGCAGTTTTGCTTTCAGTAGGTAAATCAAAAAATATTAGTATTACTGGTGCAACTAATGCTAACGGTTCAGTATTTACTGTTGCAGGTGGTGGACACGGTACAGGAGCAGGTGGTCGTCACAGTTTTGCTGTAGGAGATTTTGTTCAGACTATAGATGGTGGTGACACAGGTTTTGGAACAGACTTTGAATCTGCTGCATCAGCAGGTAAGAAAGTGACAGCAGTTACTGACATAACAATTACTACAGACATTGATGCGTCAGGTGCAGGTTCTGCATATTCAATCAGTGATGCTGATGTAATCGCTAACACCGTTCCTATGTTACAAAGAACTGTTAAGTTAACAGCAGGTTCTGCGGACGTAGTTGTAGAACAAGTACAAGTTGTCGGAGGTTGATCCGTGGCGATACAAGATATTAATGGTCAATGGGTATGTGCATATTGTGGATTGAAGTCTCCTAAAGGACATTGGAGACCTAAAACGTGGATTGAAAAACACGAAAAAAATTGTCCTAGACACCCATCTAATAATCAAGTAGCATAATGAACAATCTTCAATCATTTTCTAACTTTACTGAACACTGTGGTTGCGATCATAGTGAAGACAAAAAGAAAAAATCTAAAGTTACTAAAGAAGAGATCATAAAAGAATATGGTGATCCTACAGTTAGTAAGAGATTGAGAGTTGCTCGTGCGATTGATTCAACGTTTAGAGGTAAAGCACCAAAGTACAATAGTAAGCGTGCTAAAATTTCTAATGCTTTGAAGATGTCATCAATAAAAGCAGAGACAAAAAAAAGAAAGGCAAAAGAAAATCCATATTCAGCAGGTAAAAAATTAAAAGCAGCTCTTGGAATAAACAGTGAAGGTTATCTTCCAGAAGAGGGATATGATATTGCAAGAGATATGGGAATGGTAAAACCATCTAAAGATAAGAAAGATGCAACTACTGCTAACCATACAAGAGAAACTGAGACTGATGCTCAAAGAAAATTACGTATGCTAAAGCAGCAGAAGAATACTGCTAGAGCAGTTGAGAATGTTAAACAAAGACTTAGAGATAAGTATGGTAAGAATGCCATAATGGATGTAGGTAAGAAAAATGAAGAAGTAGAACATCTTGATGAATTAAGTAAGACAACTACTGCGAACTATCTCTACCACGCAAAGGTAGATAAAAATTATGTTCACGGTGGCAAGATGGGTAAGTATGCAAAAGCGAGAGACAAAGGAATACAAAGAGCAGAGAAAAAACTAGGAAAAAAAGTTAGTGATAGAGTTAACTATGTTGCAGATACTGATACTCGCTCGATGAGACAAGATTCAAGTACATCAGCATACCCTAGAAAAATTAAGGTAAAAGAAGAAGTACAGTTAGAGAAAGTTAATCTAAGAGATAAGTCTACTCAGTATGCTAGAAGCACTAAAGAGGTAGATACTGCAATGACAGATCACGTCAATAGAACAAAAGGTAGACACTATGGTAAAGATGGTAAGGTCACAGAAGTTGGTCGTTATCGTAAACCAAGTAAAAGAGAAGCAAGAAATGAATTGATTGATTTGTATAAAGAAAGTTATGGTAGAGGTAGACTTACTAGCACTAATGATATGCAGAGTAAGTTATACGCTAAGAATAATAGTATGGGTAAACCAAGGACTGATGATGAGATCAGGAAAGAAAAAGGTGGACAAGCATTTCTTGATAGAATCAAAGCAGCAAAATCAAAAATGAAAAGTGAAGGAACTTCTTATGGTCTCTACAAGGGAACTGGTAAACCATCAGGTCCTATGGCAGCGTTTGCTAAGAAAACTAAGAAGAAAAAAGAAGTAAAAGAAGAAATGGGTAATATAGCACATACTAAAACTAAAAAAGGTGGAAAGACAATTATAAATGTAAATAAAAATGATGAGGCAGATGCACAGAAAGCAATGAAGAATGATCCAAAATACATTCTTGGTAAGACTAGAGTGCAGTCATATAAAGAAGAATTTTATCAAAAAAGATATACTAGCAGTGGTTATAAACCTGTTGGTAAAAATAAGAGAATGGATCAGTCAAACAAAAGATCTGGTGATAGTAAAGCACAGTATAGAGACTTACATAAAGATCTTGCTAAGTATGGTCACGTTAAAACAGGTAAAGCAAGTAACCTTAAAAGTGGTTTGAAGAGTTTCAAGGAATCTGCGTGGCAACGTAAAGAAGGAAA